TGCCTCATACGCCGATAGGCCACGATTTTTTCAGGAATGTATGTATCTCCTGCTATGCGGATGTGGCACTGGGTTTTCAGTACAAACACATCACGTAGGAAAACTACCAAATTTCGTAAAGAGTAAGAACGGCTCAAAGAAGTTCGTTATAGAAGACTCAATAGAAGGATGGTCAGATGCAGTTGGAGTTCTTGTTAGCAGTTATTTTGATGATTGCGAGTTGTTTCCAGGTTATAATGCTAAGAATGTCACGTTTGATTATTCACAGATTAGACCCGCTGGATCACTACTCAAATCAAGTGGAGGAAAAGCACCGGGACCAGAACCGCTTAAAAAGGCTTTAAACAACATCAAAAAAGTTTTTGAGAGAGTTATTAAAAACGGAGGTGATCGGCTAAAGTCGGTCGATGCATATGATATTGTTATGTACGCTGCTGATGCTGTTATTAGCGGTGGGGTTCGTAGGAGTGCAACTATCTGCGTGTTCTCGCCGGATGACGAAGAAATGGCAAAGGCTAAGACAGGAAATTGGTTTATAGAAAATCCACAAAGAGGTAGATCTAACAATTCTGCTCTCTTGCTAAGAGATAAAACCACTCTGGAAGAATTTTCAGAACTAATGAGTTCTGTTAAGGAATTTGGAGAGCCTGGGTTTATTTGGTCAGACTCAACTGAGCTTATTGTTAATCCATGCGTTGAGATTGGCATGTGGCCTGTTGATGAAAAGACCGGAGAAACTGGTTGGCAGGCATGTAATCTATCAACTATTAATTGTTCCAAGGTGAAGACAGAGCAAGACTTTTATGATGCTTGCGTGTCTGCCGCTATCATTGGTACACTTCAAGCTGGATTTACTAGTTTCTCCTATCTGGGTGAAGTATCTGAGCGTATTATCGCCAGAGAAGCACTGCTTGGCGTTTCAATGACTGGCATCATGGAACAACATGAGATTTGTCTAGATCCAGAAATTCAGAAGCGTGGTGCTACAATAGTAAGAGAAACCAACCAGGAGGTTGCTAATCTTATTGGTATTAACCAAGCGGCACGTACAACATGTGTTAAGCCAGAAGGCACTTCCAGTTGTATTCTTGGAACATCGTCTGGTATTCACCCACATCACGCCAAGCGTTACATTCGTCGCGTTCAGGCCAACAAGATGGAACCAATTTATCAGCACTTCAGAGGCAAGAACCCAAGAGCTTGTGAAGAAAGCGTATGGTCAAATAACGACTCAGATGATGTTGTATCATTCTGTGTTGAGGTTCCAGACGGGTCAAAGACCAAGAATCAGCTTGATGCTGTAGACTTGTTAAACTATGTGAAAAGCACACAGCAGAGCTGGGTTGTAAATGGTACTAATCCTGAGCTATGCACTCAGAAGTGGCTTGTTCACAATGTTTCCAACACTATCAATGTAAAGCCAGATGAATGGGAAGAAGTTACAAACTTCCTGTATGACAACAGACAGTATTTCTGTGGTGTGTCGCTACTTCCAATTGCTGGTGACAAAGATTATGCACAAGCACCATTCACTACTGTCTATCTGCCAACTGAACAGGTACAACGTTATGGTGATGCTTCACTTTTTGTTAGCGGTCTTATTGAAGTTGGCCTAAGATTGTTTGAGGATAATCTATGGGCAGCCTGCGATAGTCTGCTTGGCTTTGGTCAAAAGATTAAGGGCAAAGACAAGCAGGAGTATCTGGAGCGATGCCAACGTTTTGCTGATAAGTACATGAATGGCGACCTAAAGATGCTAACATACTGCATGAAGGATGTATTCGTATGGAAAGAATGGGTTGACATGCGGAGAGAGTATACAGACGTTGATTATACAGAAGTAATAGAAGAGGAAAACAACGTCAAAGCAGAACAGGAATGGGCTTGCTCAGGTGGAAGCTGCGAAATTAGATAAACATAGGAAAGGACTTTATGACAAACATTTTTTCACATGGTGTTACTGTTGTTCCACCGTCTACAAATACTGAACTAAAAGTCTTAAGACTTATTAAGACGGCACAAATGCCAAGAAAATCAAACCCAGATGATGCTGGTTATGATCTTTGTTCTGTGCAGGATTTAGTAATTGATCCAGGTAAAAGAGCCATGGTAAAAACTGGGCTTGTGCTTGCCATACCTTCTGGTTATGTTGGGCTCATTTGGCCCAGGTCTGGATTGGCAGTTAAGAAGGGCATTGACACACTTGCTGGGGTTGTTGACTCTGGATACAGAGGCGAGGTTTGCGTTGTTCTACAGAATCATGGAGATGAACCAGTAGTAATAGAAATTGGCGATAGAATCGCACAACTTCTTGTTCAGGCTATTGGATGTGTATCTATTGGTGAGGTCACTTCTATGGATGAATCTGATCGTGGGACCGGGGGCTTTGGCAGTACTGGACGTTAAGCATGGCTAATGATCGTATCTTTTGGGCCTGTAAGGCCGTTGCTGTAAATGGAGCATTCTTAAATGGTGTTCAGTCTGTCGGTGTTAGCTCTAGTATTGATAGGGTATTTCAGCCAGACGAGGGCAGGCACTATCAAAAATTTATCTATGAAACCAAAGATAAGACTCATACTATAAACATCAGTAGAGTTCTTTCTTCTGGAGATAGTCTATTCCATCCATTTGCAAGTCACGTAATATCAGATATTGGCTATGATAAAGGTACATTCGCCACAAAAGATATAGCAATCATTTATGGTCAAGATGATACTTCTAACATCGGCAATTCTGGGTCATACACTACTGTAACATACTATAAATGTAGAATAACTTCCATATCCTATTCCATGACCGCAGATGGATCTCTTACAGAAGAGATTACACTAGAGTCAAGAATAGCAAAGTACGGAACTAGTGGTGCTTCAGGGCTACCAACATCACCACAATCAGCAACTACGCTACGAAGAAAATACATAGATATTCTATCATCTACGTTACCTTCTGAAGTTACCACGGCATTTACTAATGGTTTAGAGGTTGATAGCCAAACTGTCTACGGTATACAGGAAATCAATATTCAACTCACGTTTACATACACTAATATTGTTAACTATGGAAGCCCATGGTCTGGATATGATGCAGATGAGAATGTAAATGATTACTTTTTCCTACAGATGCCAGTAGGAATTTCATGTTCTTTTACTGGTCTGAAACGTGATAACTTTGCCACATTTGATATTGGCAAGGATTCACCAGCTAGTGAATTAGCAGATAATAAATCTATAGCTATTGTTACCTCTGATTTTACTTTTAACCTTGGGGCTAAAAATTATCTATCAGATTTCTCAGAAAGCGGAGCAGACGCGGGAGGTTCAAATGCTAGTATTACATTAACCTACGAAAACAAAAACAATGATTTTACAACATCCTAAGAAGGTGACAAAACATGTCAAGAAAAAAACCGCTAACGCCTTTAACTCCTGCAAAGAAAAAGGCTCCACCAACAAAGAAAGTACTCAAGCCAAAAAGCCGTAACCAAGCAGATTATATCAAAGCAATGAATAATTCTGACGTTACATTCTGTAGTGGTCCTGCCGGTTCTGGTAAGACCGCACTAGCAGTGGGCTTGGCTTGTCAGTATTTGCTAGAGGAAAGGATTGATAAGATCGTAATCACAAGACCAGTGGTAGAGTCTGGTCGCGGTCTTGGGTTTTTGCCAGGGACACTTACGGAAAAGATTTTGCCATACCTCATTCCAATTATTGAGGAAATGAAGCTATATCTGACCCCAGATACTTTTAATATGGCTAAGTCTAAGAACATTATTGAGCTTTGTCCGCTAGAATACATGCGTGGTAGAAATTTTCACAAAACATTTATGATACTAGATGAAGCACAGAATGCGACATACGAACAAATTAAGATGTTTTTGACACGAATTGGAATTGATTCCAAGGCTGTTATTAATGGCGACGTTACTCAGACAGACCTACCAGACGATTGTATTGGCGGTCTTGATGATTGTATGTACAGACTGTCAGACATTGATGGAGTTTCTCTATGCAGATTAACTCCAACAGATATTGTGCGTAATAAAATTATTGCGGATATTATTGCTCGCCTGTGAAAAAACAGAGATTCTGATTGATTACTATGTGGAGGCTAGCACCCGTTAGCCTCCCATTATTTGAAGGAGAACAAAATGCCAACGTATGATTTTGAATGTGAGAAATGTGCTTACTATACTGAGATCTTTCAGCCGCACGACGCACCATCTGTTCACGTATGCCCACACTGCGGGAAAAACGAACTAGTCAAGGTGTTTATCTCGCCTCCAAATTTTTTCGTCAGGGGTGATCCTGGCACTGTTCAGCATCTAGCAGACAGAAATACCCAAAATATGGGTCATTATGAGCTACAAGACAAGCAAGCTGCTGATAACATTAATAATCCAAAAGAGCAGGAAAGACGCAAGGTTCGCCAGGAGCAGCGTAAAATCAATAAGATGACTCCGCAGCAAAAGCTAAACTGGATTAAGAATGGTGATTGATCATGGGGATGAATAAAGAGTCAAAACATATTGCTAGGCGTGACTGCCCACACAATGTTACTGTGACAATGAAAGTGGACATTCGCAAGATGAATAATGATGGGCTACTTGAGCCAGAGATTATTGGAAACAGACTGCTAGAAAAGTATGGTATTACTACAAAAGCTCAGTTCTCATTTAATGCAGTAAACGAGGCAGAGGCGATTAGGATTCTTAAGGCAAAAATGGAGAAACTTAACGAATGGATAGACTAACAGAAGACGACCTGAAGGGACTAAATCTTCCAGACCCAGATGTTGCCGATATTGTCTTCTTGGATAAGAATGGCAATCCAACCCAAAAGGAAGATCAAGCTGTTGTGAAGCTAGTAACCACCAGCGGTAAGACAAATCATTTCGTAAAGTATGCCCGTGGAGAATTGGTTGATCCACATCATACAGACTCCAGGCAGTACCTGACTCAAAAGCTTTTTAAGTTTAGAAAGGTTGATGCCAAGACGTATGAACGTTATGAGAAATTTCTAAAGACCAAGAATACATTGTACTACACTCAAGCCCGAAGACTTTTAATGAGGAGTTCTTGATATGAAGAAGGGACCGCTTTCAAATTCAGATAAGGAATACATTGCTGAGAATCTAAAGATGTCAGCAGAGGAACTATCCGTAGAGCTAGAAAGGTCACTAAAGGCTGTAACTGCTTATCGTGATTCACTTACTGCAAATAAGAAAACAGAGGTTATTAAGAAGCCAACAGACATGGATCTATATGCCAGAAATAAAGAGTATGGTGTTGTAATCATGACTGAGAATGCGTCTTCTGCGGCAGACGATAAGAGAAAGAAAGAGCCTAAGACAATGAGTCACATTCGTAAGTTACGTAGTGCAATTCATAGGATCAAGGAGTAGAATATGCTATGTACATCCATTGACCCATACTTTGAGGATCTGTGCTATAATAAGCTATACATTAGCTGGCAGATTACTTTAAATGATGGGACTAAAGTGTACGGAGATTATGATCGTCCAGGCTTTGAAAACCCATGGTTGCGTTTGAAGAAGCATTGTGAGGATAATGATCTATTTATAACAAAGGTAGAGCTACACATGTTTGGAGCACCAGCAGAGGTTTTCTTTGAAGACCCAGATGGGCTTGATGGGGTTGTGGTAATGCGTGGCATGGCAAAGGATCAAGCCATGGACGGATCACACTCCCAATCGTTTCAAACACTAACTGTTGGATTACTAAGAGATGACTGTTCATGTTTAGATATTTCTAAATACACATGGCCCATCTCAGAGCTTGAACAAAAAACAGGAACGCGAGTATTAACGCCCGAAAACCTTAAACACATGATTTTTAAGAATGGATCACCAAAAAAGCAACACGAAGAAGTACAAAAGCATCTCAACAGGTGAGCCTTGTTCTGCTTCACAATACGTAGCAGAGATGTTATGTATGCGTAAGCGTGAACGTGAAAACGTTGGCAGTCTTGAGTTTAAGTTTTGGAACAAGTCCTATAGGGACGAGTATCAAGTACAGATCAGGGTTGCTAACAAAGTTATAAAGAAGTATGGCGAAGAGGCTTTACTTCACTATCTAAAGAGCCCAGCGAATAAACGTATCTACTCGCTGGGTTTTCTTCACTCTTCTAAAAAATTTGTATTGATTACCAAGTGGATTGAAGAAGGTATCAAAAAAAGTGCCGCAATAATAGCAGAGGAAAAGAAGAAAGTCAAAACTGTTGTGAACACTGATAACCTTGTATACAAACCTCGCAAATCATTCGGAAGTAAAAACTCCTTAGTTAACAGGCTCAGAAAGGCAGACGATGGCAAAAAACAGAATTGAAAGTGACTACGTTCAAAAGTTGATCAAGGAATATGGAAACATTATCATTAATGGTAATGAACTACTAGAGGAGCAAAAGAATCTCAAGGTTATAAGCGTCAGTCCCGCTATTGATCTTGCTCTTGGTGGCGGCATCAGGGAAGGCTCATGGGTAACTCTTACTGGAGATCCAAAGAGCGGCAAGACCACAACCGCTATGCAGATAGCGTGTAACTGCCAAAAGGAAGGCAGACCAATTATCTATCTAGATGTTGAGGGCCGACTAAAGGAAATGAATTTTGAGGTTCCAGAGCTTGACCCAGCAAAGATGAAGATTATTCATCCAGAGGATAAGCCAATTCCGGCAGAAGACTTTCTGGACATTGCCTATAAGCTAATGAGTCATCCAGATTTCCATGGCTCGGTTCTTATCATAGACTCCATATCGTCTCTTATGCCTGCAAAGGAATTGGATGGAGATATGAGTGCTGGACGAGCGGGGCTACCTAAGATTCTGTCTGTCTTTACGAAAAAGATGGGACAGTTATTGCCACGGCAGCGTGGCTTGGTGATTGCTATTACTCACTACATTGCTAACACTTCTGGTTTTGGTAAAGCCAAGATGGCAGACGGTGGCAATAAGATTCAGTATCAGGCAGATACTAGAATGGAAATAGCTGGTGGCGGGGAAAAGGTTTCTGCTGTCACCCCATGGGTTAATACCAAAGGTGATAGAATTGGTCAGGCTGTAAACTGGAAGATCGTTTGCTCATCTATGGGTCCACCTGGAGGTAATGTCCAGAGCTGGATTAGATATGGCAAGGGGATTGATAAGGTACAAGAAGTTATTATCCTGGCTATGGATGTTGGCATGATTGAAAAGGCTGGAGCATGGATGACTTGTTCGTTCATGAATGAACTACCAGAACTAGTCAAGAAGATCAAGCCAGATGTTGACGTTTCTGATCCAGAAGCAGTATCTAAGGCTTTTAAGTTTCAGGGACAGGATAATCTCTACGGATTCTTTGCTGAGAACCCAGAGGTTGGGGTAGAACTAGAAAGAATGATTAAGGAGATGTTATGAACATTAAGGGTCTAGACGGCAAGGAATATGTTTGGAATCCAACCAACTGCCAAGCTAAAGCGTCGTCACGATCCGCACTTCACAAGAAGGCAAAGTCTTTGCTTGATGAGGTGTTTACTCATGATAGAGTTCTACAAGAAGTTTCTTTGCCTGGAACCAAAGATCAGTATAGAAAAAGCACACTGCGAGGCGATTTGTTTATTCCGAATCGTAAGATACTGGTTGAGGTTCACGGCGAACAACACTATAAGTTTAACAAGTTCTTTTACAAGAGCAAGCTAGACTTCTATCGTGCAAAAGCAAGAGATAATGACAAGAGAAACTGGTGTGAGATAAACGACATTACACTAATAGTCTTTAACTACGATGAGGACATTGATGAGTGGAGAAGAAAGATTTAAAGAATTTGTAGAGAACATTGATAGATGGTCAAAGGCTATTGGCATAAGAGAAGTTAAGATAAGCGACGACATAGAGGAAGCGTTAAATCTTGATGGATCTAGGTTAGACTCTCTAACATACGCACAATGCCATAAGTACGCATACGATTTGTATTCGTATTCTAATCATCTTGAGTCCATGCTTTCAGCAGAAAAGGTAAAGCTGCAATGGGCAGATGAAAGTATCTGGTACATTATTGCCAACAAAATAAGTCAGTATGGAGGGCAGTATGCCAAATGGCAGGAGAAATACTATAACTGTGTTAGGGAAAACCCCTTGGCTTCTGAAATACTGAAGATCAAGAATAACGCTCAGGCTCGCGTGGAAACCCTTCAGGCCAAAGTGGACAACATTAAAAAACTATCAGATATCCTACTCAATTTAGCCAGGAGAAAATAAGATGGCACTTAAAGAAGCACTAAAATTGATGAGAATGGCACTTGACAGTGGCGATCCAGAGCTTATAATGATGGCGAAGGACATGGTGGATAGTCTTGAGTCTAGCACTCCAAAGAGAGAGCCAGACACTAAGCCTAAAGCACCAGAACCAGTTGTAGAAAGACCACGGGCAGTTTCTCCCAGAAACGTCAATGATGATTTCACAATGGTGCGTGATGAGGCTAAGGGTTCTTCTGCCGTGCCTGTAAATCAGGTTAAGAGAGAAATACAGTTTGTTGACGATGGATCGGATAGGGATATAGCAACTCCGTCTGTTTCTCCATCTGAAAGAAAGAGAAAGCCATTCAAGAAGGTATCGCAGGTATGTGGTAAGTGTAGCCAGTCTTATGAGGTTCACCCAGCACATGCCCGTGATAATTACATTTGCGACAGATGTATAAGGTCACGATGAAAAAGAAAACAACACAAAAGCAACTATTTAATCCTGCGGCAGAGAGAGCCGTTCTGGCTGGGCTATGCCAGTACGGTCTTGATGCCTATCTAGAGGTAGACTTCGTAGACGAAGACTGCTTCAATGATACCATGAATCAGGTATTATTTTCCTGCATTCATAAGTCTGTCATGGAAGGTTCTAAGGTAGACTTAACGTCTATTCTCTCGGCAGCAAGCGATCTTGGAATTTCGGATCAGCTTAACAACAAAGAAGAGATTGGCTTTATCCGATCTCTTTTTAATTTCCCTATCCATAAAGAAAATGTCGCCTCCCATGCCGCCAAGATTGCCAAGCTAAAACTAGCACGGCAACTACAGAAAACATTAGCCGCCTGCTCTCAGCAGCTAGGAGACATTTCTGGTGATGAGGATGTGCTTGATATTGTATCAAAAATTGAAGAACCATTGCTGGATGCCACTGGATCAATCTATGAATCATCCGACAAAAAGACTGAGATTATTGGTGCAGATGTAAAGGACTATGTAGAGTACCTTATCTCAAACCCAAGCGATTATGCTGGTATTCCAAGCGGATTTCCACAGTACGATAATGCTATTGGTGGCGGGCTTAGAAGAAAGTCTGTTGATCTTGTTGCTGCTCGTCCAAAGGTTGGTAAGTCCATGTTTGGAGATGCTGTTGCTATGCACGTTGCTGGCAAGCTAGGTATTCCAGTATTAATGCTTGATACAGAAATGGGTAGGCAGGATCACCAGAATCGTATTCTTGCGTGTCTAAGTGGTGTTGATGTTCGCAGAATTTCTACTGGTCAGTTTGGCGAAAACCCAACTGAACTAGAAAAGGTTCAGGCTGCGGCTGAAGAGCTTGAGAAAATGCCATACCACTACATTAGTATTGCCGGTCAACCGTTTGATAACATTTTGTCAATCGCACGTAAGTGGATTTATCAGCACGTTGGATTTGACGAGAATGGCAAGACAAACGATTGCTTAATAGTCTATGACTATCTAAAGCTAATGGGTGGCGAGAGTATTAGTTCTTCCATGCAAGAATATCAGGTGCTTGGATTCCAGATTACTAAGCTACATAACTTTTGCGTAAAGTATGATGTGCCATGTTTGAGCTTTGTACAGTTGAATCGTGATGGTATCACAAAGGAATCAACTGATGTTGTGTCTGGTTCAGACAGACTCATTTGGCTTTGTACTAGCTTTACTATTTTTAAGTTAAAGTCTGAAGAAGAGATTGCTACAGACGGAGTAGTACACGGGAACCGTAAATTGGTTCCTGTGGTTGCTAGGCATGGTGGCGGTCTTGATGATGGCGACTACATTAGTGTGAAGATGTTTGGTAACATTGGTAGAATTGAAGAAAGTAGAACTAGGAACCAAATTCATAATACCAATCAACAACGTGAAGAAGGATTTGAAATAGATGGCGACATTGAGCCGGGAACAGATATTGAAGATGTCTAATGCCGCTGCCGAGGATATTGGCAGGCTATTAGATCATTTCCAAGTTGACTTTATTGAACATCCCAATAGATTCGCTTTTGCGTGTCCCATCCATGGTGGAGACAACACAGAAGCGTGTTGTATCTTTAGTGATGGCAATACCATTAAGGGTAACTGGCAGTGCTGGACTAAGCATTGCGAGGAAGAGTATTCCAATAATCTTTTAGGTTTCATTCGTGGAACCATGGAATCTAAGTATGGTAGAAAAGTCAACCTTAATGAAGCATACCAGTTTACTCTAGATTTTATCGGCGGTGAGACTGAACTAGAAGGCGTTAAAGCAAAACACTTTAATCCACTAGAAGAGTTTCAGCGTGTTCAGGAAATACCAGAGTCTTCAATAACCAGAGATCAGGTTCGTAGCAAGCTTAAAATACCATCTGAGTATTTTATCAAGCGTGGTTTTAAGCCAGAGACTTTGGATGATTTTGATGTTGGTCACTCGTTTGAGGCTGGCAAGCCAATGAGCGGAAGGTCTGTAGCACCAATTTATGATCAGAACTTTATGTTTATTGGATGTGCCGGTAGAGCAGAAAACGATAGAATGCAACCAAAATGGCTGTACAGCAAGGGGTTCAAAAAGTGTGTGTTATACGGCATACATCGTGCCTATAACAGGATACTAGAAACCGGCAGCGTTATCCTGGTAGAAGGACAGGGAGACGTTTGGAGAATGCATGAGTCCGGTTATACTCAAACTGTTGGAATCTTTGGTTGTAGTCTTACTGACGATCAGCTTATCCTGCTTGAAAAATGTGGAGTTATGAATGTTGTTGTGCTGACAGATTCAGATGAGGCTGGCGAAAAAGCATATGAACAGATAGTTAAGAAGGGTGGCAGAAGATTCAACTACTACAGACCAACGATTTCCACCAAAGACGTTGGCGATCTCTCAATAGAACAAATTAAAGAAGAACTTGGTCCTCAATTACTAGGAGTAACTCAATGACAAAGATTATAGGATTTGCTGGCACAAAGCAGGCTGGCAAGACCACAGCAAGTAATTTTCTTCATGGCTATCAGATGAGATGCCATAGTGTTATTAACAACTTTAGCATTCTTGAAGATGGAAAGCTAATGGTGGAATCTGTTATTAAGTCAGAGGACGGCGAAGAGTATGAGTCAAAAGGTATGCTAGATGTAAACCGTAGCGATATGGAATTTGCCGAATGGGCAGCATACAACATGTGGCCTTTTGTAAAGAGCTATTCTATGGCTCGCCCCCTAAAGGAATTCTGTATCCATATGTTTAAGTTGAATCGTTCTGAGGTATACGGAAACAATGCCCAGAAGGACTTGAAGACAAAGTATAGATGGGAAGACATGCCAGGGGTCACAGACAAAACTGGACGCATGACGAATAGAGAGTTTCTACAATTTTTTGGTAGCGATCTGTGCCGTAAGATTTATCCAGACATTTGGCAGCGGCGTCTTGTGGATGACATACAGGCAGAACAGCCATTGCTTGCGGTTATTGACGACCTAAGATTTCCAAATGAGGTTGAGGCAATTCAGGACGCTGGTGGAAAGGTTATTTATCTAACAAGAAACCCATACGAAGATTCACATCATAGCGAAAATCAATTGGCAAACTATGATGGAATGGACGCTGTTATAGATAATGCTAATCTCGGTATTCATGATGTAAACGTAGAACTGGTTCGCCTTCTTGAGAGTTGGGGCTGGTTGGGTGGAGCTGTTGTGCCAAGTAAGATTCAGCCACGAACTGAACCTAATACTTCTGGTATTCATACTTTTAAGAAGGGGTGATTCATGTTATGTCCTTACATTAGATCGTCGTCATACAATGGGTATGAGTATTGTCAACTACAATACTATTTTACCTATGTGCTGGGCTATCAGTCCCCATCTGGCAAGAAGGCACAGCTTGGAACTATTGTCCATAAGGTAATGGAGGTTCTTGCCACTCTTAAGAAAGAGCATCAGGATAACCCAGACGCTAAGAGTCTGACCATAGTGGATGACGCTATTGGAGAAGTTAAGTGTACTCCAAAAGCTTTGTATACTAAAAAGTTCGTAGACAAGATGCTGAAGCAATCATACGAACACTACACTTCTAATTGCACTCATAAATACACCAATGCTGATTATAAGTTTTGTGATGAGCTTGTACAGATAGCAATTGAATATAATGATGGTCAGTTTGATCCAAGGAATAGAAAGATTGTGGCCGCTGAACCACATTTTGACATTCCTATTGATGAGCCTTGGGCTACGTTTACCTATAAGGATAATAAAGGTAATGACGTAGAAGGGCGACTTGCTATTAAGGGTACTATTGACTTTGTAACAGAAATAGACGATGGTGTTATTGAGGTAATTGACTGGAAGACTGGTCGCCGTTTAAATTGGGCTACTGGAGAGGAAAAGACATATGAAAAACTATGTGAAGACCCACAGCTACTACTATACAACTACGCTATTACGAAGTTGTTTCCAGACTACCATCAGGCTATCATGTCAATATTCTTCATACGAGATGGTGGACCTTTCTCTATGTGCTTTGATAAGGATGACCAGCAAAAGTTTCTAGGAATGCTAGAGAAGCGATGGAAGTCAATTACCAGAAATGATTTTCCGCAACCATGCTCAAGAGATCGCAAGAGCTTTAAGTGTACTAAGCTATGCCATTTCTATAAGACAAAGTGGCCTGGAACTAATACCTCCATGTGTGAGTATGCCGAAGAGCATTTAAGGGCTTTTGGCTATGATGAGGCTACCGAGAAACTAAAGCGTGACGGGTTTGATTCCAATTATTATGAGGCTCCAGGCTAATGGCAGAATTAATTGATTGGCATAAGGAATTTGATCAGGGTAATAAGTTTCTGTTAGATACTGCTGGTTATTTAGCAGACATGCTACCAGAGCAATATCGTGTTGTCATTAAGTACGATCAGGGAGGTTGGGATAACTTTAATGATGATAAGCTAAACATAGTTTTCTCAACATCTCGTGAGATGCATATCATAGCCCATGACTTCTTCGTAAAGGAAGTACATTTCATTTTTCAGAATTATCATTGGCTTGATAAGTTTGAACTACCGTACCTAAATTGTATAACACATCCATTGCCGCTTGGACCTTTTGTCAACTGTGACAACATGCCAGACCCGCAGCCAATACCTGATAGAAAATATGACTTCACATTTATTGGTCAGATTCCCGACACTGGAACCCGTGATTTTTTCAAGCGTGGGCTTGACAAACTCATGAAGGAAACTGGCGACAAGTTCAATTACTATGTTGAAATTACTGATGGATTTGGAAAGGGGTTAAGTCATGACGATTACATCGGCCTTCTTAACGATTCTAAGGTTGTTCTATGCCCACCGGGGGCCAGCAGTCCAGAAACGTTCAGATTTTTTGAAGCGATAAAAATGGGGGCATTACCAGTAGTTGAAAGATTGCCGCCATTGTGGTATTATCGTGAAGCACCATTCTCTAAGTGTTCATGGGCAGTGATGGACAAGATCCTATCAGTCACCCTGAATACCCTGAATGGAAAAATGATGCCAGAAATTGTCAGGAAGATTGTTGAATACAATTTGACAATTCTTGAACCAAAAGCACTGGCACGGCAGCTTGCGAATATCACGTTACAGCGTGATAGTATTGGTGTAGAGAAAGTGAAGCAGGATATGGATAGAACCCGAAAGGAATTTAGAAGTCATGTCGAGTAAAATCGCACTAAATTGTAAGACTCATTTTAGTCTATTGCTTGGTTTTTCAAAGTGTGATCAGTTGGCAAAGAAGGCAAAAGAACTAGGCTACGATGCCGTTCTTCTTGCCGACATTGGCAGCATGTCTGGTGCTGTTGACTTCCATGCTGCATGTAGAAAGCATGAGATTAAGCCAATCATCGGATGCGACTTTGGTACGTTTATTTTATTTTGTAAGAACAAGGCTGGATGGTTTGATTTAATTAAATACGTGTCTGATTCTAGCTATGACAGGCTTAGAGAGGTTGCCGAGGCTGGCAATCTGCTTTGCTTGACAACGAGCGATGGATTTGCTAAACTATTCGGATCTAACTGCGTCCGCTACGATTATCAAAAGGAAGCATGTTACTATGTCAATCAGTCTGATGCTGAATGCCATAGGGTTCTGCTATGCTCTGGAATGAAGACAACCATTCCAAAGATTAAGGCAAAGATGAGAAAGGATGAAGAGTTTGACCACAAGGAATTCTTTTTGTCTGACGAGTACTATCTAAAGCCACCAAAGGACAATAAGATTTACGATACAATACTTAATCAGTGTGAAGACTTTGAGGTGGCACACAATCCAACTCTTCCAGCATTTGAATGCCCAAAGAACATGTCTCAGCCAGACTATCTAAGGCATTTGTGCCGTGTTGGATGGAAGGAGCGTATTGCTAACAGTGGCAAGGTTGATGACGAAGAACAAAAAACAATATATGCTGATCGTGTTAAGCATGAACTAGATGTTATCCTTAAGGCTGATCTATCTGGTTACTTTTTGATCGTTCAAGATATTGTAAATGAAGTAAAGCGTCGTGATTGGCTTGCCGGTCCCGGTAGAGGATCTGCTGCTGGTTGTCTAGTTTCGTACCTAATTGGCATCACAGAAGTGGACCCAATTGAGTATGGTCTAATCTTTGAGAGGTTCTATAATGAAGGGCGAAATAGCAAGGATAATATTTCTCTGCCTGATATTGACGTTGACGTTCCAGCGGAGCATCGTGACGAAATTATCGACTACATTAAAGAGAAATACGGGCATGAAAACGTTTCGCAGATGGTTACATTCGGAAGACTCCAAGGACGAGCAGCATTGAAGGAAGTCCTTAGAATCAATGAGGCTGTGTCATTTGCAGAGATGAATGAGATAACCAAGAGCATACCCAACGAGGCAGAGATTTCTGACCAGTTGGAAGTATCCGATGATAAGAGTATCATTAATTGGGCATTGGAGAATGATCCTGAACCGCTTGAAGGGTGGTGTAGGAAAACTAAGGATGGTGAGCTTGAGGGTCCACTTGCTGACATATTCAAGCAGGCTATTAATATAGAAGGAACTAATAAGTCACATGGAAAACACGCTGCCGGTGTTATCGTGTCTCCAACTGTGCTAAAAGATACTTGCCCTATGATTATGGATAAGAACAATACACCTATAGCGGCGTTTGAAATGGGTGATCTAGAAAAACTCGGTTTGGTAAAACTAGATATTCTCGGTATTGATCTACTCTCAAAAGTTATGGAGATTATGGAATGACAACAAAGCAAGATATTAAGAGCGTTGTATATGCTGGTGGGGCCGTTGACCTAGACGGTGTATCCATTTGTAACCTAGATGCCGTCCTAAAGAATGGTGTCGTTAAGAGATCAGCAAAGTATCAGGTGTGGTCAGACAAGCATCGTGTTTATGATCTGTTCCCCAACATTGATGAGGCTGTTAACAAGTTCGCTTCCCTAGTAAAGGATAAGATTCATGGCTAATATGCGTGATATAATCGTGTTTGACTTTGAGACTGGGGGTGCGAATCCGCTTACGGCACAGCCTACACAGATTGCCGCAATTGCCATCCATGGAAGAAAGCTAACCCTTCAGCCTGGAGGCACATTCAATAGTGAGATTCGTCCTATTATTGATGACGATAAGGCTATTGAGGCTGGTGTAGCACCGCTTGAGGAAAAGGCACTGGAGATTACTAGAAAGAACCGTAAGGATCTTGCTAAAGCTCCACCTCCAAAGGTGGTGTGGAAGAAGTTTGCTGAGTTTGTAAACCAGTACAACTGGAAGAATACTTCCTTCACTGCACCAATTGCTGCTGGGTTTAATATTATTGGCTATGACATGCCGATTGTTCGTCGCATGTGTAAGGAATACGGTCCATACAATGCTGATCGTGACGAGCAGAAGCTATTCAATCCAATTTTTAAGATAGATCTTATGGATCACATCTATTGTTGGTTTGAAAACAACCAGGATGTTAAGTCCTATAACATGGATTACTTGCGTGAATATTTTGGATTATCCAAGGATAACGCTCATGATGCTCTACAAGACGTTAAGGATACTGCCAATATCCTTATTAAGTTCCTGAAGCTTCAGCGTGGGCTATTGAAGAAGGTAAAGTTTGAGAAGGCATTTGCAAACGGAGAAATGTACATTGAGTGATTTTGATATTAATGACCTTCACGATCCAGATGTTTGGAATTTTATTTGTTCTGGTCGCACGAAGGGCATATTTCAGCTAGAGTCTAATCTTGGTCGTCATTGGGCAAAGCAGCTTCAGCCAAAAAGCATTTCAGAGCTAGCAGCACTTATTAGTGTTATTAGACCTGGAACGCTTATGGCTAAGGTTGATGGCAAGTCCATGACGCAACATTACTGCGACCGCAAGGCCGGTAAAGACGCTGTTACCTATCCTCATGAATCCCTAGAGGAGATACTATCTGAAACCTATGGGGTTCTTGTGTATCAGGAGCAGTCTATGATGATTGCTCAGAAGCTTGCCGGTTTTGATCTGAAGGAAGCAGATGCTCTCCGTAAGGCTATCGGTAAGAAGAAAGCTGACCTCATGGAAAAGGTTAAGAAAGACTTCATGAAGGGTGCTGAGAAAAAGGGCATCGTCAGTAAAGAGATCGCTGAAGAGATTTTCGGATGGATTGAGAAGTCCAATAGGTACGCATTTAATAAGTCACATGCTGTGTCATATGCTATTAATGCTTATTGGTCAGCGTACTGTAAGCTGTATCGTCCATCCAGGTTCTATGTTACCTATCTTAACCATGCGTATCGTAAGCCAGACTCTCAGCGTGAGATGAAGGAATTGATCGTTGACGCTAAGTCTTGCGACATTGATGTGTATCCACCAAGACTTAACTATCTCTATAAGGATTTTACTGAGGTAAATGGCAAGATCATCTTTGGTATTTCGCATGTAAAGAATGTTGGTGATGCTGAATGTGAAAAGATTGAGTCCATCAAGCAGGGCGTAGAAAAATACACATGGCTAGATGTTCTTATCAATATGATTTATAAGGGCAAGATCAACAAGAGAGCAGTTATAGCACTTATCTCTGTTGGTGCGTTTAATGGCCCGAATAACAAAACCCCAAGAAAAACCATGCTGTATGAATTTGATAGCTGGCAGCAGCTAACAAAGAAAGAGCAGGAGTACATATCCACAAGCTACAAGAATTTTAACACTCTTTATCAGTGTATTGACGACATGATGGTTAATCATAAGATTAATTCTCGCCGTCTAAAGACTGTAGCTGATATCAATCAGGCACTAAAGAACCCATTTTATGGTATTGAAGACAGTATTACCACTATGGCTACTGACGAAATTTCCTACATGGGATGCTCACTCACATGCAATAAGGCTGATGCTGCTGATGAATCGTTTAGTGCTACTATGTGTAAAGACATCGCTAATGGTACGATAACAGGTAAAGTAAACATAGTAGTTACGGTGTCCTCTGTTCGTGAGTATAAGACAAAGAATGGCAAGACTCCTGGGCAACTCATGGCATTTGTGTGTGCGGAAGACAGTAGCGGGATGCTTGACTCAGTAACAGTTTTCCCAGAAACATATGCTGAGTACCGTGATTTATTAGTTGAGGGAAATACCGTATTGATAAATGGGGAAGTCTCCAAGAGAGACAAGACATCAATTATTGCAAACAAAGTGAGGCAAGTTTGAAAAGATGAATAACTGTAATTTCTTGGGTAGATTCGTTGATATTCCAAAACTTGAAGTGACACATAATACCCATGTCACAAATTTTAAGCTCAACGTAGAAGAATTCCGTAAGGATCGTGATGGTCTTACGAAGAAGAGAAACAACATACTGACATTTGAGGCGTGGGATACTGCCGCAAAAGCCATTTGTAAGCAAGCAGAGGAAGGCGGCTACATGGCCGTCAGTGCCATTGCTAGAAACTACAGAGGCGAATACGTTTTTCGTGTAACTTCGTTTAAGATTTTCCCTCCAGGTGAAGAAGGAACAAATGAATAGAAAAAGAAAAGTCCTGATGCTTTGTGAAGCACCATGGTATACTACTGGTTATTCTGTTTACGCTACCCAGGTTCTTGGGAGGCTATGTCAGCACGATGACCTTGAAATAGCACAGTTGGGCATTTATGCTGGTGCTAAAGACCCACAGCTTACTCAATACCCATGGAAGATCTACTGGAATAAGCCAGAGAAGGACCATCCAAACTATAGTAGTTACAAGAATCCAACGGCACAGTTTGGTGACTTTAACTTTAACGAAGTTCTTCTAGACTTCCAGCCAGACGTTGTAATGGATATTCGTGACTGGTGGATGATTGAATTTGAGCAGAGATCTCCATTTAGGGATTTCTACAACTGGGCAATCATGCCAACGGTTGACGCAAAGCCACAAAACAATCAGTGGATTGCTACATACGAAGATGCTGATGCAGTGTTTGCTTATTCTGAGTTTGGACGAGACGTTCTTATGGAGCAGTCCGACAACATGAAGTTTGTGGACCTAGCACCACCAGCGGCGAGCAAGATTTTCATGCCAGTGCCAGATAAGAAGCACCATAGAAACGAGCATGGTATTCATCCTGCTGCGTTTATTATTGGTACTGTAATGAGAAACCAGAAGCGTAAGCTATATCCAGATCTATTAAAGTCTTTTAGGGACTTCTTAGATAAGACAGATAAGCCAAACGCTTTCTTGTATTGCCACACCTATTATCCAGATATTGGATGGGATGTTCCAGCATTGCTTGATGAGTATAGCCTTTCTAATAGGGTTCTATTCACTTATAAATGTAAGCAGTGTAAGTCTGTGTCAACAAACTTTTTTAATGACTCCGTTCAGCACTGTAAGAAGTGTGGAGAGTTTAAGAATCAGTTAGTTGGCCTTAGTAACCCAATGTCTGAAGAGGATCTTGCTGACATCTACAATCTATTTGATGTTTATGTTCAGTATGCAAATAGTGAAGGGTTTGGGATGCCACAGCTAGAAGCTGCCTATTGTGGGCTTCCTGTTATCTCAACATACTATTCTGCAATGGAATCCGTTATTGATAACATTGGTGGGATTGGTATTAAGCCAAAGTCATTTATGAAGGAATGCGAAACTGGTTGCTTGCGAGCCATACCAGATAACGAAGCTTTTGTTCAATGTCTACTAGAACTGTCTAATAAGACAAGCGAAGAGATTCGTGAGATGGGTCTAGAAGTCATGCGTAAAGCTAGAACGCATTATTCATGGGATAAGACAGCCGAAGCATGGCTAAAGTACATTCGTGGCGTAGAACTAAAGGACCACAGATTAACCTGGAATTCTCCCATTAAGATTCACAGGCCAGCGGAAGGAATTCCAAGCAATCTAAAAACAATCGTAGAGCAAGTGAACTTTCTTTTTGCTAATGTTTTAAATAAGCCAGAATGGATTGGCAACTATTTTTGGAGGAGAGTTGTCAAGGACTGCACGTTTGGATATCGGAGTGAGAATGTGGACGGAGATTTCTACTTTAATGAATCTCATGTACAAAGCTATAACAAGTATGTGCCATTTTCACTACAGGAAGCCTATAACGAGTGTGTGAACTATCGTACTCAGCTCAACACTTGGGAACAGGCGAGACAGCAAAGGATGAATCAAAATGCCAGCAACTGATAAGAAGATTCTATACATTGGAAATTATCGTGATGGAACAGGATGGGGCAATGCTGCTGTAAGCAATATTCTCGCCATGGATGCCGCAGGATTAAATGTGGTTCCTCGTGCTATCACTTATGAAGCACAGACTACTGATTATCCAGCGAGGATCAAGCAACTAGAGGCTCAATCCTCAGAAGGATGCGATATTTGCGTACAGCATATGCTGCCCCATCTTTTTTCCTACGATTCCAGTTACTACAACATTGGTTTCGTTACAACAGAATCTTACCCAGTACGAGACATAGGCTGGCATTCCCACTGCAATCTAATGGACGAAATATGGACCATGAGTTTTTGCAGCAAGGGGCAGCTAGCTAGAAGTGGTGTAACTAAGCCAATTATGGTTGTGCCAAGCTCTATTGACATGTCTAAGTATAGAGATTTTAAGCCAACCATAGAAATAAAGGAAATGAATGGTTGCTTTAACTTCGTCTTTGCTGGAGAGTGGATTGAAAGAAAGAATGCCGCCGCTCTTATTAAGGCTTTTCATCTTGAATTCGGCCCAAATGATCCAGTAAATCTTGTCATTAAAACATCTAGAACCACTGCTGATGTTGTTGAAAAGTATTGCTCTCAGATTAAGCAGGGTCTAAAGCTTAGAAAAGACTACAGAAAAGAAATCATAATCTGCGGCAAGATTCAAGAAGATCAATATAAATCTATCTTGTATGCTTCTCAGTGCTTTGTGATGCCTAGTCGCGGTGAATCTTTCTGTATACCAGCACTAGAGGCAATGGCTTTAGGTGTACCAACCATTTATACAAATGGAACCGGCATGAATGACTTTTGCTATGGTCAAGCAGTAGAATCAAGAGAGGTTCCATGCTTTGGTGCTGTTGATACACTTCCACATCTTGATACCGCAAGGGGTAACTGGATGGAAATTGATGTACGGCAACTACAGTTCGCACTCAGATCAGCATTCATGAAGTGGAATACATCAGCAATGGAACACGCTTCTAAGAAGGCAAAAGACGCTGCTAAAGAATACGATTACGCAAAGATTGGACAAAAGATAAAGGAAATAATTAAATGACATTCAACGCGACACAGAGAAACGTAAGATCTCTCATGAAGAGAATCAATGCGGAAGAACCACTCAATATCCTTACGTGTACTACGCACGAACGATATGAGGCTAATCTATGCCGCACTGGGCATAACTTCTTTGCCATGAACATTCCAAATCAGAAGACCTGGGATGAGACTTATGCTCCCATACCAAGCAATTACACTCAATTGGATTACATTCCAGACCACATTGATTTTGATCTAGTGCTATCGCATACTTCCTGCGGAAGACTAAAGGCGATGCATGACGTTCTGGCAATGCAGCGAAACTCACCAACAATTGATCGTTTAGCAATTCCTATTCTTCGCCATACGCATGTTCTTCCAGATGTTAGGATGGACATTGAGGCTCAAAAGAAGGGAATGCAGAGTATTAAGGTGGACCATGACTCTTTTATCTCTTACTATAATAGAGATGCTTGGGGTTTTGGGGAAGAGTCTTCAGTTGTAGAACATGGCATTGACACTGAATACTTTAAGCCAATGGGAATTGAGCGTAGAAACGCACTACTGTCAGTAGTAAATGGGTGGCCCGACAGGGATTGGTGTTGTGGTTTTAATCTATGGAAGCAGACAACACAGGGTCTTCCAGTGATGCCGGTTGGAAAGTCGCCAGGATTTTCTGAGCCAGCAAGAGACACAGATCATCTCAGGCAGATTTACAATAGCTTTAGCATATTCTACAATACCTCATTGCACTCACCAGTACCGACAGTATTGCTGGAAGCAATGGCTTGCGGATGTGCTATTGTATCAACTGCAAACTGTATGATCCCAGAAATTATCGTCAATGGAAAGAATGGCTTAATTTCAAATGATCCACAGGAACTAAGAAATCATTGCGAATTATTACTGAACAACCCAATTCTTGCTAGAAAGCTTGGGGATGCGGCAAGACAGACTATTGTTGATTACTACGGGCTAGATCGTTTTATAGACGATTGGAACAAGCTATTTTTCAAGGTTATTAAAGACAAGAAAGGGATCGCATAATGAGGATTCACCTATCGGAAACTCAACCGCTTGACGGAACATACAAATGGGTCAACAGCATCGCTCTGCTAGATGGTACGGTGCTTGACTCAGAAGCTAGGATCATGGTGTGCGACAATTTTGTTTCTTCTTTTGAGGAAAACGAAGTCGCGGACGCTATTAAAAAGATCGTGAGCAAAATTAGGCTTAAGGGTCAGATTACATTTATTGAAGCAGATATTGAAGTTCTTTCTAGAAAGATGTTCACACAAGAGATTGATCTAAAGGATCTTAATGCCATAGTTTTCGCAAACCAGAAAAGACGATGCTTTCTTACCATGGAAAAGCTACTGGAGTCTCTTCCAAGCAATATCACGTTAGAAAGTAAGCATTTTGATCAGGCGACTTCAAGGGTTATTATTAAGTGCAGGAGAACAGGCTAATGATAGTAGAGCATAAGTGTAAGGATTGCGTGTTTAGTATAAAGGAAAGCAATGTCCAAACAGGATGTAAGCTAGGTAGGGCTGAGAAGCTTGGATCAACCCTGGATGAAAATGGTGATTTTGTTCTAGAAAGATTCTGTAATGCCTCTAGACCAGAACAATGGTTTGAACGTCTCAACCTTAAGGAATCTCTAGACCTAGAAGCGGCAGTAATGAATGAGGTTAGGCCGCGAGTTGGATTTGTCGTTATTTTTGATGGCGACATGGATGATCTAAAGTCAACAATCAGTGACATAAAATCACAGACTTTTACTGCTAGATATGTTATTGTCATTACATCTAAGGTTGAATTTAATGAAGAAATTCATGAGTTGCTTAGAAAAACATTTGACTTTGATATTACCAACTTCCATATAGTCCAGATAGTTTCTGAGCTAAAATATGCTGAATTCTTTATGGATGAAGCATTTAGACATGCGAAGAATGGCTGGATGTATGTGTGTCATTCTGGCGAAAAGATCAGAAAAGATCTTATAGAGTCAATGCATAAGAGAGTCAATGTGGACATGAAGCGTCTGGTTGTCGTAGAGCCATACGATGATAACTGGAATGGACTGCTATTCCAGACAGCTTTGTTTAAGTTCCTTAATGGAAATAAGACCAAGATCTTCCAAGACGAGCAAATGGACTCAAGACTATTCTTGGACAAGGTTAAGGACGTTGCCACAAAGAGTCATCCAGAAACGTATATCACTTGGAGAGAATTTAATGAGCAATCCTAATGTTGCTATTGTATGCACGAACTATAACTATGGTAATTATGTAGGGGACGCAATAAAGAGCGTCCTAAACCAGGACTACAATGGACCACTAAGAGTTTATGTTGTTGATGATGGTTCTAGCGATCATTCATGGGAAGTTATTTCATCTATGACTGAGCCATTTGAGACTAGAACTCTCAATGAGTCATACTATGCTGGGCCTATTGAGGAACGAAGGAAGGATAATCTTTACGCTTTTAGGATTGTAAACTCTGGTGCTAGCACTGGAAGAAATGTGGCAATCTGGCAGGCGTGGGAATGGGCGGATATATTTGGCATCTTAGACTCTGATGATGCTTACATGCCGAACAAGGTATCAACACTAGTTGAAAAGCTAATGGAGTATAAAGAGATTGGTGTTGCTTATGGCGACTACGATAACGTCTATCCTAATTACACAAAGCGTGAGTTTAAGCAGTCTTATGATAGAACTGTTCTCCTGCAAAGATGTATCGTACATAGCAATTCGCTAATAAAAAAGGATGCCCTTGGCAAGGTATGTCAGCCAAATAAGGAGTTTTTTGATTCAAGGCTACATGGTCCAGCGAGTAAAGAATTTATTGGATGTACTGAAGATTACGATCTGTGGCTTAGGCTATCCAAGGTGTGCATGATGACTCATGTGCCAAAGAAACTAGCAATAGCCAATAACACTGGCATGAACCAGTCATACAAAATGACTCCAGAGATGTTCCAGAGAAACGCCCAAATTCTTAGTTCCAGGTAACAAATGAATAAAACTTCGTGTACGACCAGTATCAAAAACGAAAAGAAGCAAACGCAGATACAGAAGAACAACAAGCAAAAGAATGTTGATATTTCTGTTGCTATTTTGTCTGCTGGTATTGGTTCAAGAATAAAATCATACGAACCCAGATCATTACTGAAGATCAATGACTCAATCTTAATTGATCATCAGATTAATGTCATCAATAGTTGTTTTGCTGATCCAGAAATTATTGGTGTATTTGGCTATAACTGTCAGCGTATAGTTAAGAAGCTTGATTCATCTATTCGCGTTGTTGAAAATCAACTTTACGATGAAACAAATGTATCAGAAAGTCTTAGGCTCGCCTTCAATAACATGAATAAGCGAGCTTTTTTGTTCATGCACGGCGATCTTATCTTTAACAAGCAGACAATTTACGAACCCAACTACAATAAGTCATTTATTATTATTGACACTCAAAATCATATAGAATCTAAGGAAGTCGGTGTCACAGTTGTGAACAATAAGGCAACAATCTTTTCTTATGGCCTGGACGTAAAATGGTGTCAAATGGCTTTTGTTACAGGAAAAGAACTCAGGATAATGAGGCAGATCTTCAATAAATTTGAGAATTCCAGCAAAAAAATGTTGTCATTTGAGATCCTAAACAAGATAATAGAGAACGGTGGGACATTTGAGTGTCATGAACCTCATGGCATGAAGATTATGGAAATAGACAGAATCAGAAAGGGTATGTATGAAGATTTTAATTTCTAGTGATGGTACTCACGCTCATTATTTCCAGAGACTAGCATGGCTTAATGCTTTTCGTGCCGCTGGTATTAATGCCTCAATGTGGGACTGTAAGAAGGTTAACGCATTTGATGCTTTTGATTCTTTTGAGCCAGATGTGTTTCTAGGTCAAGCATACAACCTGGATGAAGCACTTATCAAGTGTCTATATGAAAGACCTCATATTAAGGTTGGTCTACGTGCTGGTGATTGGGGAGAGCAAAACGAAGAGGTTGATCGCTCAAAGTATAACGTCCTATTCCTATCAGATAAGGAACGTAAGCTGTTAAAAAAGCTAAAGGACGAAACAGGAAAACCTGATTTTGTCCACATTCACTACAGACAAGAGGATGTTGATCGCACACATAGTTACTATAAGGATATTGGCATTGATGCTAAGTCACTTATGATGTGTGCAGATGTGATGGCATACTCGGATGCAAAGTTTGATCCAAAGCTAGAATGCGACATTGGTTTTGTTGGTGGCTACTGGCCTCATAAGGGGATCGTGATTAACAACTGGCTATTCCCATTGCTTGGCGACATTTCTGAATATCGTGTGAAGATTTTTGGAAATCAAATTTGGCCCGTAAATCAATACTGCGGCTATATTCGTGACGAAGACGTTAAGAATCTATTCGTTTCCGCTAAGATTTGCCCAAACTTATCTGAGCCACATGCCCATGCTTTTGGCATAGACATAAACGAAAGAATATTCAAGGTTCTATACTCTGGTGGTTTCTGTGTTTCTGACAAGGTTGCTGGCTATAACATCTTTGGTGACGGTCTTGTTCAGGCAGAATCCCCAGAAGACTTCAAGAATAAGATAGATTACTATCTTGAGCATGAAGATGAAAAGAGAGAAATCGCGGCTAAGGGCAAGAGAATAGTAGAAGACAATCACACTAACTTCCATAGAATAGCAGACATCCTATCCTATCTAGATTTTACTGAGGAATCTGTTACTGTTACAAAGAAGTACAATGACGCACTTCAAAAGCTAAGGAGCTTAAATTGATAACATCACTAGTCTTCAGTAAGAATCGCCCACTTCAGCTTGATCTTGCATTAACTAGTATTGAAAAGAATTTCCCAGATACGGATGAGATTCTTGTATTGCATAGTTATGATGGTCAGTATGAACCGACTCTAGACACACTTCAGAGTGAGCATCCTAACTGTATTTTTGTTAGGCAGTCTGATAGTATTTATGCCGATCTGCTAAGGATGCTTGGTAGTGCTAAAAATAAGTATTGCTGTATGTTTACAGATGACAACATCTTTTTCCGTTATTTTTCTACTGATGTTTATGATCAGATCTTTGGTTCGCCAAACGTTTTCTGTGTATCGCTAAGGCTAGGGTTTAACATTGTAAAGAGATATCATGCTGGTCAATGTTTTCCAGATGCTGTTAATGAGCATCAAGTTATAGGCGATTTCATATTCATTCCAAAGACCAGATACTACTATGGTTCATACTGGTCATATTCGCATTCTGTTGATGGGCATATTTGCAAGATAAGCACACTGGTAGATATGTTTGAAGAAATAGAATACATGAATCAGAGATTCAAGTATAAGCAAACGCCAAATGAGGTTGAGTCACAGATGCAAAAATACTGGACCAACTCTGGTGCTTTCATGCTAGCACCACAGCACAGCGTTGTCGTGAACAGTCCCAATAACAGGGTTTCCGACAGCCATACGGAGAATTTTTCTGGAGAGCGTTTCAAGTATGATTCAGCATTCCTACTGGGCAAGTATCTAAGTGGCAAGAGAGTTGATATGTCCCTTCTTGATTTTAGCAATATTGAATGTCCACATCAGGAAATAGATCTATCGGAGGGTATTTTATGAACTATGATGCTGTAATCCTATCCCATCCCAAGGACTACAACAAGCTAGTATATTGTTTGGAGTCTCTTTCCTATCTAAAGCCATACCCAGAAAACATCTATGTTGTAAGTCCACATAAGCATGAGTTTAACGGTATTGATGTTACATCAATTCAGGACCATGAAGCATTAGAGATAACGTTTGAAGACATAAAATACAAGCGTCCATTCTGGATCTTCCAGCAATTGCTGGGCTTATATCAAGACTTTACAGAAAATGACCTATATATGGTTATTGATGGCGACATTATGTTCAACAGAGACATTAAATTCTCTGGTAAGACGTTCTTTTTGAGCGACAGAGAACAGTGGCACAAGCCATACTTCAACTTTATGAAGGACTACTTTAACCTTGTTCCAAACTTTGACAAGACGTTCATTAATGACTTTATGCTTTTTGATAAGGAAATACTTCGCAAGTTTATGCCTGATCTAAAAGATTTTGTAAAAGACTTGAACCATTGGCTACAAGATGAGAACTATCTACTCGCAGATTATGAGCTTTATGGACACTGGGTGTATAATAACATGCCTGGAGAGTACACGCTAAAACCAACAAAACAGAAAATGTTTGGGCAGTTTGACATGTGGCGGGATGAACATATTAAACTGATCGTTGAAACATGCAAGGAGCTTGATATAGACCTACTTTCTATCCACACATGGACATGACATGAGAATTGTAAACACTTTTATATCCGATGGTGGGCCGTTCCCATCATACATAGAAACATCCCTAGTACAAGCAAGAAGAAAGAACCCGCATGTACCAATTGATTTTATCTGTAAAGAAAGGCAGCTTTTCTTTTCTGCGTATGGTATTAATTGGATTCCTCAAGACGGTCTTAGTGATGGCGATCTGCTTGGTCAATTCAATCAGGTTTGCGACTTCAAGCGTCATGGAACTCCTAATACCACCCACCCATCCCCAGAAATGTTCTGGCACAGAACAGCAGAAAGAATATTCTACGTACTTGAATACATAACTAGGAACAACCACGAAAAGGTATTCCATTTTGAAAACGACGTACTGCTGTATCATCCAATTAGCAGGGCAGAAGTGAATGGAAAAACGGTTAATGTCACGCCAATGTCGGCAACGCATACAACGTTTGCCGTAACATATGTGCCAGCCCCAGGAATGCTAGCAGATCTATGTAAAAGATTTATTTACTATCTTGAGTGTGGCGAAGATAGCATCAGAGCGGCTGGAGGCTATGACCACGTGTCTGAAATGAGCCTGCTTAATCTAGCCCTTAGAGAAGGATTAGTACATCCACTCCCAACCATATCAACTGAAGGTGAATTCGTGTATGATCCAGGTTCATATGGTCAGTATTTTGGCGGGACCAACAATGGGCATGGAAAAGGATTTACTGATCCCACTCATTTTATAGGACATGCCATTAATTCCAAAATGGTTTTCCCTGCCTTTATGGTAGATGGGCCAATCAATGGCGACCACTCAATTTTTAATCTGCACATTCATTCAAAAAACTTAAAGGATTTTGCTAGATGATTGACAAAATTGTTGACGGTGATTTTTTTAGAGATCTGTGTGACATTCAGTGGCATCAAGAGATGCCAGACAAAGAACACATAATAATGTATGCTAATAGCGAAGAATACATTTCTGCTATTGATGTAATATACGAGAATCCAGAACGAACATTTACTCTTATTACGCATAATAGCGACTACTCTTTAAGTGTTGGTGGTCCGATTCCATCAAACCTAAAGGTGTGGTATGGGCAAAATATAGACTCAACTATACCAAACGTAAAGCCACTACCAATCGGTCTTGAGAATACAAAGTGGCATCCAGTAAAAAGAGAGATTTTAAATCTAGCACTCCCAGCAAGAACCAACCCACATAGGCATCTTAAGGCTTTGTGTCAGTTCAATCCAGAAACGTACAAAAAAGAGCGTCAGGGATTGTTGAGCATGGTTCTAAAAAATGAAATAGCAGCAGATCCATTCTATGCTATTAATGGTGCGGATTTCGGTTTTTATGTTGATAACCTTACTAGGTATCGCTTCTGTTTATGTCCTCGCGGAAATGGGGTAGATACGCACAGGCTGTGGGAAGCAATCCTATTAGGATGTATACCAATAGCAAAAAAACATGGGTGCTACAATTACGAAGAAAAACTACCAATTGTATTTATTAACTCATGGTATGAAGTAACGGAAAAATTTCTAGAATCACAACTTGAAAAGTTTGACAAAACTCTGCTAAATACGCCACTTTTATTTAAGGAATATTGGAGGAACAAGATCTATGAAGACTCAGGTAGCTAGTGGGATAAGGATTCTGCCAATATCATACTCTTTTGAGGTGGAAGATGCTGTTATTAATGCACAAAGAGCGGTGTTTGATCATTTTGGACTGACTATCAATCAGGAAGTTGACCCAATCCCGCATGGTGTATGGCTTGGTAAAAAGTCTCTAGACATTCTTGATAATCATCATGACAAGTTTGACATGGTGGTATTTTTTGATTTGGACTGTATTCCACTTACAAAGCATCTATACAATCATTTAGTTAGCAAGACCATTCTAAATAACAACTCTGTGTGCGGAATTGAGCAGACATGCGAATCTAATCAGTCTAATGGTCACATTTATGCTGGACCAGCATGTTTAGCTATACCAAAGGCGAGACTACAAGAGGTCTATAGATTTTACCAAAGGCTATCTTTTGTTGAAGACAAGTATTCCGATGTGGCACAAAGATTCACTTATGACTGTGAGTCTATTGGTATTCCAATGGATTTTCTTCGCGTAACATCCTGTGCTGATCCAAGATGGAGAGTTGGGAAAACAGACACTATGTTTGGAGTTGGAACTACTTATGACAAGGTGATTTATCATCATTTCCTTATTGGTAGAGAGCCATGGCGGCGACCAGACTTCGTTAGAGTATGTAACAATGTTATTCGGAGCGATTCCCAAAGATGAGCAAAGTAGTTATTACAGGGGTTGCTGGCCTATTGGGTCAGCACCTCTCTAGGTATCTGTTAGATCAGGGGCATTATGTAATAGGAATAGACGACCTATCTGGTGGCTATTATGAGTTTCTTCCACAGCACGATGATTTTCAGTGGCTAGAATTTGATTTGGCAAATGATTATTCTATACTAAAATCGCTGTTTCAGAAATACAAGCCAGATGTATGCTATCATTTTGCTGCATATGCCGCTGAAGGCTTGTCTCCATTTATTCGTAAGTATAACTACGTTAATAATGTTGTCGCTAGTGCAAATGTAATTAACTCCTGCATAACTCATGACTGTAAGCTGGTATTCACATCATCAATGGCTGTTTACGAAAATAGTAAGCCGCCATTTACAGAGTCCATGACCCCAAAGCCAATTGATCCATATGGAATAGCAAAGTATGCTGTTGAAATGGACATTCAATGTGCTAGCGAACAGCATGGGCTAAGACACAACATAATAAGACCACATAACGTGCTTGGCATCTACCAAAACATTTGGGATAGATACAGAAATGTCATAGGTATTTTTATCAGAAAAACTCTAAACAATGAGCCAATGATTATCTATGGCGATGGAAGTCAGGTCAGAGCATTTTCAGACATTCAGTACTATCTTAAGCCATTTGCTGAATTAATGAGCGACACTTATAATGGAGAGATTTTTAACATTGGTGCTGATAAATATTGGTCTATTTTGGATGTTGCGAAAATGGTGGAAAAGATAGGATTACAAGAAGGTTACCAAAGTGAGATCGTATTTGCAGAACCAAGACACGAAGTCAAAGAGGCTTATTGTAGCCACGCAAAAGCAAAATTCTTGCTCAATTTTAATGACGAGACTAATCTAGAGAACCTAGTTAGAGAAATGTTTAATTGGGCAAAGGACCAAAAGAGTAGAGAAACAAGACACATGGACTATGAGATAACGAAGGGTATTTATGAGTACTGGAAATAAAACGCTAGACGAACTAGCTTTACAATACCATACTGATAAGTCATCTAAAGTCCATGGCTTTGCTGACTTTTATGACAAGCATCTTCATTCAATTAGGGGCCAGAAGGTAAAAATTCTGGAGATTGGTATTGGAAAGCAGAAAGCCCCTAGCCTTCATATGTGGGCAGACTATTTCACAAACGGAATCATTTATGGCTATGACATTCTTTCGCCTGAAAACTTTGAAATTAACAACAAGAGAATCAGAGTTCATAAGGTAGACCAATCTGACACAGGACAGTTAAAGGAAGCGTTAGAAAAGCATGGGCCGTTTGACTTAATTATAGACGATGGATCTCACATGATTTCCCATCAGAAAAGATCGCTTAGGTATGGTATCCCAGCACTTAAAGATGGTGGGATTTTTATCATGGAAGATCTACACACATCATTAAAGGAGCATTATAAAGGCAAAAACATTGATGAGCTTCCATCTACCTTAGAGGTAGTGAATAATCTCACTTGCGAAAAGCATATTTACAAACAGAAAACAGTTGGTGACGCTTTAAATAGAACTAGTATTACATCAGTAATTTATCCTCATAGGAGCTAATAATGTCAGAAGTTATAAATCTAGCAAAGGGAAATGGCGACGATCACGTATATGAAGAGGCTGCATGTATACTATCTAGCAGACTAGAGAGGCGATACAGTTTTGTTATCAATAATTGGAACAGACCACTACCAAAGACCAATTATCCAATTATTTTTATCTCAACGTCAGACGAAACACACCAGATGCCGAATGACATGATAGAAAGAGATGACGTTGCTTATATCTTTAAGCAGTATCATCCAATGAGCAATATTGATGACGTTAATAGCGTTATCTACAACAGAAAAGTTTTTGGTATTCCTCTCTGTCACTTAAAGGGTGTGAAAAATCTAAACATACCAATTAACGATAGATCGCTAGATTGGACATTTATGGGGCAGTTTGATCCCTATCGTCGCGTAGACTTTAAGAGATTCGTTGACCAACTAGAAGAAAACAAGAGACTCAGGTATAAGTGTCTTTGGTATGAAGGCTGGAATAATGGCATTGATAAGGCTGAGTATTCATCTGTGCTAAACAACTCTAAGGTCGCACTAGTCCCAAGAGGATCTGCTAGCAGAGAAACATTTAGATTCTTTGAGGCTATGATGTGCGGATGTGCTGTTGTTGGAGTTGATTTGCCTCGCGTTGAGTTTTACAATAAGGCCAACTATACTAAGATTGACAACTGGACTTTCGCAGCAGACGAAATAAATAAAGTGCTTCAGGATAAGACTAATCTGGCTAAACTCTCACAGGATGCCTATGATTGGTACGAGTACTATTGTTCCCCATTGGGACTTGCTAGATACATGGAACGGAGAATTGAAAAATGATATTTGAAACTTACGTCATGCACTATTCTCCTCTTCGGGAGAGGTTTGATCATTTCATGAATGAGCTTAATAAGGTTCACATACATGATCCTCAAATCATGATGTGCAATGACAGAGAGAATATGGACCCAAAAAAGGTTTCACTTTACAAGAGACATGACATTGATGCCTTTAATGAGGCAGCATTAACCTCTTTAAAAAAAATCGGGCTAGATAGTACACCTAAGTTTGTTTTAAATGATTCTGAGATTTCTTTAACCATAAAACATCTTGACGCATTGGATCATTTTGTTGAATGTGGCAATGCTGCATTCGCACTAATGCTTGAAGATGACTTTATGTTTATGTGCAACGACATAGATCTCACAGAAATCATATTGGAAGCACCAGAGGGCTGGGATGTTATTTTTCTTGGAGGCGGTCTAAACCTTGACTTCCTTAGCGTCCAAAAGACACTACCAGGAAATCCATCCTATTTACTTGTTAATCATCCATCTACAAATACAACATCATCAATGATCTATAGTATGAGTGCAGCAAGAAGGGTGCTAAAGTCGTATCATGCGGATGGCTTTGTGTTGCCACTAGATTGGCAGCTTAATTACTTTTTTGAGAAACTTGACTTTAATGTCTACCATACCAATCCAAGGATCTGTGGTCAGTTGAGCAATAGAAGATTTAGGAGTGCTATTAAATGAAGATAACGGAACATGTAATACATGATGTTTATGCTAGATACGCTAGGTTGTCACCAATGTACTTTAGTAAGTACGTTAAGGTTCCACAGTTTCCAGGCCAAAAGGAAGATGGTCCATGGAACATAAACAGACAATGGGACGGTCATGACTTTCCAAGAGTTTGGTGCTTGCTTGACTTCATTGAGTGGACCAAGTATATGGACATTGGAGGGCATTTAGGCTATACGTGCGATGGTGATCCAGAGCTAGAGTTCATAGAGAAAAGGTTTAACAAAAAGACCTATCTTCCATACCCTCCATATGATCTGCATGATTTGCCAGAAATGAAGGACAAGTTTGACTTTTTCCTATTTAATCAAACTATAGAGCATCTACATAGTCCAGATGTGGCAATAGCAAACATTCATAAGAATATGAATCCAGGTGGATACGTATTTACAAGCGTTCCAACTATAAATATTCCGCATATGACCCCGGTACACTTTGGTGGGTTTACACCAATGGGGCTTCTTATGCTGTTTGCTAAGAACGGTTTTGAAATTGTGCGAAACGGTCAATGGGGAAACCATAAGTATATAGACCTAATGTTTAAGAATCAAACGTGGCCCGATTTTAATGATTTAAAAGACGAGTTTGGCAATGTGCCAAATGAACCAAATAATTGTTGTCAGTGTTGGGTATTGGCTCAGAAAGGAAATTCATGATTAATATAGCAGCAGTAGTAGAGCATTTAGGACCATCTCAAAAGTCATTCTACATGATTAATGAGTTCAACAAGACACTATCGGCACTGAATCTATGTGCTTCTGTCTTTACTGTAAAGCCCGCGATTCCAGTAATTCCTACCATGTTTTCATGTAGGTCTGTGGCCTTTATGTCTGGGTATCATCATAATCTCTTTGCTACAACCATAGGAGAGGCTAATACCATTCTAAAGGGCAACAATAGGGCTGCAAAGTTCCTATATTTATGGGATCTGTCTTGGGTTGACAGTCCTATGAATTACAATGAAGTATGCTCTGTATTAAGAGACGATAGACTAAAGATTATTGCCCGCAGCGAGGATCATGCTGAAATGATTGATAATTTTTGCAACAAAAAGACTGTGGGCGTTGTTGACAATTGGAACCTAGACTCACTTGTAGAAATGGTGAATGAACATGGAAATAAATGAAAAGTACATAGTTAAAGAATACTCCAAGGGTAGAAGTGCTAACGAAATAGCAAAAGAACTTGGAACATACGCAAATAAGATTTTCAGAATTCTTAAGAGGCAAGGATATGAAACCAGAGATAAGAGCGAAGCACAAAAGAATGCCCTAAAAAAGGGTACTGCTTCGCACCCAACCGCTGGTAGAAAAAGAACTGAAAGCGAAAAAAATAAAATCTCTCAAGGTAGGGCAAAGGCATGGAAAGAAATGTCAGACCTAGAGCGAGAAGCTTTTTCTGAGAATGCTAAGGTCAGATGGGAAGCTATGCCAGCACATAAGAAGCTGGAAATGCAGCAATTAGCAGGACGAGCATTACAGGAGGCTTCTGTGAATGGGTCCAAGGCAGAGCGTTTCCTACGCGACAAGCTTTTAAAGGAAGGTTATGACGTTGTTCTACATAAAAAGGGACTCATCCCAGGCAAGCATGAAATAGATTTATTCTTGCCAGAACTAAAAGTCGTAATTGAGATTGATGGTCCACAGCACTTTTTGCCTATTTGGGGCCATGAAAAATTAATGGACACGATAAAATATGATGAGCAAAAAAATGGCACACTTATAAATCGTGGATATAAGGTAATCAGAGTCAAATACCTCTGTAAGAATCTTAGCCGAATTACGGCGAAAAAACTTTGGGACTCTGTGCGAGTTGCGGTTGATAACATAGCAGGATCGGATGCGGTTAAGGATCGCATCATGGAAATTGAACTATCGGAGAACAGCTAATGACTGACAAGTTTTTTGATGTAGAAGGTGAAGAAAAGGAAGTTGGCACAACTGACGCTGTTCAGGGTACTACGCCTCTGTATGGCTCCCAGGAGTGGCATGATTGGGTTATGGCTAAGTTTGAGCCAGGAGAGCTATTTGATGGAAACCCAACATGTGCCGGTCTACGAAGAGTCGCAGAAGAAATTCTTGGCTCTATTATTGTAAGTCGCCCATCTCAGGTATTTCCATCCACAGACCCAAATGGTCCAGGCAGGGCTACTGTTGTATTTGAAGTGGTCATTGATTGGCAGGATAGCGGACGCATGAGGACATTTTCTGATGTTGCTGACGTTTGGCATGGCAATACAGATGATTTATTCTGTGCTCATCCTGTCGCTACTGCAAGTACAAGAGCAGAGGGTAGAGCCCTTAGAAAAGCACTTAAACTCCGTTGCGTGACTGCTGAAGAAGTCACACGCAAGAAGGATGTTGAATCTATTGTTAGGTCTGCTGTTGCCAGTAGTAGACCCGTTGACGGTGAATGGAACGGTGATGACAACATTACCGAGCCACAGATAAAGTTTATTGATAGCAAGTGTAAGCAGCTAAACATTGATGTTATGGGTTTCATTAATTCTGGCGAAAGTACGTTTGATACTATTGACCAAGTTAGCAAGCTAAAGGCTTCTAAGATGCTTGGAGAACTCAATAAGTATCAAAATAAGAGCAAGCAGATCCCAGATGAGATTCTGGGATATACTAAAGATTGGAGGCAATAATGAAGGTCATAAAGACCGTTGGTAATCTATCGCTAGAGATTCAAGCTGATACACAGAAGGATGTATTCAAGGAGATTGCTTCATTTGAAGAAGTCTTCGGGGAAAACGTATGTGGAAAGTGCGGATCTGAAAATGTTCGTTGTGTTGTTCGTGAGAATGACGGTAACGAGTTTTTTGAAATGCGATGCGTAGAGTGTTCTGCCAAGTTAGGTCTTGGGGTTCACAAGAAGGGTGGTGGTTTATTTCCCAAGCGTAAAGACGCTGATGGAAAGTATCTCCCAGACAATGGCTGGCAGAGATGGAACCACAAAACCAAGACTCTTGAATGAGCAAAAAAAAGACCCAGCGAAAGCTGGGTCTTTCTCTTTAAAGCACCTTGTATTAGAGATACTCAAGACTGACATACAGTCCGTACTGCTCTTTACTTCCAATAGAAAGTGGTGATGCTGATAGTGCAACAGCCCAAGTGTGGTGAGTATCAATGCCAGTACCGCCATAGGTCTTTTCAATGTTGGCTACGTTTGTACCATCACCAAAGCTATTGCGAAGACCGAACATTGTCTGCTGTGAAGCAGATGCTACATACTGAGTCCACTTAGGCCAAATCATGCCAGTAGAACCAGCAACCTCACTTCTTTGAAGCTGTTTCTGACCACTACCAGGACTATCTAGAAGTGGTACTACCACGCCAGTTCCACCAACGGCAGCGTAGGAACCAGCAATTCCAGCAGCAGAAAGCCTGGAGTCACCATTTGTATTGGTTCCCTGGAATCCATTGAGGAAAACTTCACCAGAACTATTGGTGTAATAGTTCTTCGTTACGTACTCAGTAGGCCAAGGCTCACCCCACCAGAAGGCATCACCACTACCTACGACGTTTGATGTTACGCCAGTGCTGCCCTGTGATGCATAGCTTCCACCATTATGGTTTACAATCTCAGCAACCTTGGTATTTACACCAGAAGCTGGATAGTTAATGTTGGATCTATCATAGATACGCAACTGAACATTTTGGGTCTTTACTGGTGTTGAGTGACCAAACTCAATACCGAGAGTTGATTGGAAGGTCTTAATACCTGATAGCCCAATCGTATGCTCTGAACCACCAGTTTCTGACAGTACTGCCATTCCTGATGGATAAGTGTTAGCAAGATACTTGATGTTATTTGTAGCATCTTTGTATGTGCTACCATCAGCATTTGCAACATTTGTGTTATCCTGATATGAGCCAATCTGGACTGATGATCCAGCACTGGCACCATAAAAGGCTAGACCCGAACCAGATAGCGTATCTAGGTTTGGACTTGGTTGCCCATTTGTTTGGTTTAGAACCTGAAATCTAATTTCTGCCATGAGTAATCTCCTATTGTATTTAGGGGTGCCAGTGTATTATACACAAAACTACCTCTTGTATGCTTTTTTTATGGCACGTTTTATCAAGAAAACTGCCGCAGTTTTAATAAATGGAAGGCGTCTTTTTTTGGCTTCAACCTCAAGCCAACCACATATAGTATCTATATTGTCCTCACACCAGCCTGGATGGGCCTGTTCCAAATAATCCATTTTTTTGGCGTGATCATTACATTTACACCCAGTATGTTTTGTTTGAAACCCCATTTTTGCCAGCATTCTTTTTAGTTCCGTTCCCGGTCTTATTTTTTGCTCTCCATTTTCCCCATAAAAATCCTTTTCACTAACCATAATGTCCGCTATGCAGTTTACCTTTACATTACAGCTACCATACTGGTTTCCACATAATGTACACTTATTTGTATTGCAGTCAATATCACAGTTTATTATGAGCATGTCATCACCTCACTTTAATCAAGACTCCACTCTGGTTCTGGTCCAAATACTGGCTTAATGCTCTTTATCTTCATGGTCCATTCGCCACTTTCTTCGTAGGTTTCGTCTAGCCAGCCATTGAAAAACCCCCGCGTATAAGGATTACCAACAGCATGTATATAACGTGCGTAATTTCTGTAGTTATATCCGTACCAATAACCTGAATAGTTATT